AGGGATTATTCGTAACGTAAAACTCGTTAAAAAAGACGAAAAATCAAAACCACAACTACCTGATGATTTACTACAACAAAACTACAAAAGACTTGATGCAAAAGAAGCAGAAGCGTTAGGTTTGAGTAAAATTATTGGTAGAGGTAAGAACGAAGTAATTGTAATTAAAGACGACTTGTATAAATTCTTAACAAGTTCTACGAGATACTCTGAGGTAGAAGCAGTTAACCGTGCGGCTGAAATTGTTAACACAGTAACTAACTTGTTCAAAGTATTGTATACTTCCGCAGTTCCTAAACACTATTGGTACAATTTAGTAGGTTCTGCTTTTAACAACACAATGGCAGGAGTTACCGTAGACTCTTATTTCAAAGCAGGTAACTTGATAAAAAAGTTAAAAGATGGTACACTTACAGAAAAAGAGTTAGTTTTGATAGAACGTGCTTTTGACGAAGGTATTCTTAACCAAACAGGTTATGCAGACTTAGTTAGACCTGAGATTCTTGAAAAGGGTCGTAAGGCTACAATGAGAGATAGAGACCGTCAGTTTTATAAAACGATAGATGCTTTTAATCAAAAAATAGTAGACAACCCTGTTTCTACTAACATGCGTAGATTTGTAGGCGACCCTGTTGATAACTTAATGCGTCTTGCTCACTTTGTTCATGTTTTAGAAACAACACGAAATATTAAACTTGCATCTGAGTCTGTTCGTGTGCATTTGTTTAACTACAATGAAGTTACGCAAGCAGACCGTTTTATCAAAGTAGGACTTCCTTTTTGGAATTGGATGAAAAACAACATTCCACTTCAAATTAGTAAGTTTATAACAGAGCCAAGAATTGCGGCTACTTACAATAAACTAAAAGACCAGACTTTTAGTGAAAAAGAGCCAGAAGAAATGCCGAACTACATTCAGGAAGGTTTTATGCAGTTACCGTTTGCAGAAAACTCTTTTTACAACCCACGCCTACCGTTACAAGATTTGTCACAGTTAGGCACTCCTAAGCAATTTATGGAAACAGGACTTAACGCACTAACGCCTGTTTTCAAAATGCCTTTGGAAGGATTCTTTAACCATCAGGTGTTTTCCGACAAACCGATTAGTTATCGTGCTATGTACGACAAAGACACAGGTTATCTTTCAAACGAACGTTCAAGAGAAGAGTTAAGTAAATACCTTATCAACAACTTAGGTATTTTAGGTGATACGGGGGATTTAGTTAAAAATTACACAGTAACTCCTGAGGAAGAAAGAAAGAAAAACTTTGACTTGCTTACGGATTGGTTGTTTGGTGCTACAACATCAGTTGAGGAAAGGTAGGTGATAGCGATGGATTGGTTGGCTGAAATCGGCAAAGAATACGGACTGTTTGTTGCGTTGGTTGTGTATGTTTTGTGGGAGAACCAAAAAAGGGAAGAGCGTTATATCCAAATTATTGACAGTCTTTCCGAAGAAATCAAGGGTGATTTAGCAATCATCAAAAACAAAATTGGTGGTGAGTAGTTTGTTCAAAAGGATAGAGCAAGACCTTAAAAAACATTATGCACATCACAGGTTTAGTGAAGAGAAGATTTATCTCGTTGATTTTTCGGACATTCACATTGGGCATAAAGGCTTCGATTCAGAAGCCTTTTCCCAAGCCATCGAGTTAGTCAAACGAACACCTAATATGTATGTGTTTATTGGTGGCGACAGTATCAACCACGCTAATAAAGGCTCAAAGTCGTCACAGTTTGAAGAAAACATGACGCCTAGGGAGCAGATTAAAGCACTCATTAAATACCTAGAACCTATCAAAGACCGTATATTAGGCAAAATAGACGGTAATCACGATGGTACACGCTCACAAGAGTTCAATGACATATCTCCTATGGAGTGGTTCTGCGATATGCTAAATATACGCTATTTTGGCGATTTAGCAATCTTACAGTTAGTTGTTGGCAAGAACGCCTATACACACTACTTTCATCATATATCAGGCTCGTCAGGTAAGAAGATGAATCTAAACAAGTTGCAGGAAAAGGGCGAGGAGTTCAGATGTGACGTGATATGGGGGGAGCATACACACCGTAGACATTACGGAAGTGAGATTTACGTTGATATAGACGTACACAACAAGAAGCCGACAATACGAGAACAGTTCTTCGTTAATGCAGGTACGTTTCTAAATTGGAGTGGCTACGCTAAAACAAAAGGCTACCGTATTAACAAACCATCTTGCAACATCGTGGAAATGTCAGGTGTTAAAGGTAAGTGGCAGATTAAAGTTCACGAGTTTCAAAATTTTATGTAAAAAAAAAACACCCTGCAAAAGCAGGGTGTATTTTATTTTATTTATAAACCACTCCGTAATACTCACAAATACCTTTTGCAAGTGCCTTTGCGAACACGTCACGATACTCGTTACTGTTAAGCAACCTTGCTTCGCTCGGATTGTCCATAAAACCGCCCTCTACAAGCACCGCAGGCATTTTCGTTAGTCTTACTACTCCGAGCCACGCACCGTCTTTTAGACCACGATTTACAAGCCCTGTGTCGGCTACCATATGCTTTTGCAGGATAGTACCTAGACGAAGACTTTCACCTTTACCTGACGTAAGTGTTTCGATGCCTTTCACACGCTCGTTCCAAGTGTTAGAAAGTGCGTTTGCGTGGACTGATACAAACAGGTCGGCGTTTGCATTGTTCGCCGCTCTACAACGTGTTCTAATTGAAGTATCTTCTTCTGTCGGTGACACTTCCAACACTCTGAATCCGTTCCGCTCTAACTCAATTTCTAGTCTTTTGACTACGCCACGATTAAACTCCCATTCGTGCATAAACGGTTTCTTTGTGTATGTGGATAACGTACCGTCTGTCCAGAACGGAGTACGTTTCCCAGGTGTGTTCAAACCGTGTCCGTTGTCTAACGCAATTAGTTTACTCACTTTTACTCACCTCTACTAACTTATTGATGTACCATTGTGCCTTTTTGTAATCTTCCGTACCGTTTTTTAAGTTGGCTCGGCTCATGTATTTCAGAATGTTACCTTTTAGATACCCTACAAACTCGTCTTTCGACAACTTTGCTTGTAAGTAATCAATCGTTTCAATACCGCCTTGCGTGTAATGTTGTGGGTGGTTTACCATATCCTTATTTTTTACATCTGCTACATACTTTTCCCAAGATGTGTTCTTTTTATACCAATCTTTATCATACATCATTCAACAACTCCTTCAAACTGACAGGAAATTTGCTCTCTGCCAGATTTTTAACTGCTTTGGCATACTCTTGTATCTCTACCTGTGCGTCATGCTCTAAACGTTGATTTAAGAAGTGTGCAACTGATTGTAGCGATGCTGTCCAATACCAACGGACATACAATGCGTATGCAGGTAAGAACAAACGTGCTTGTTCTGCACAAATACCCAATTCCAACGCTTTCTCGTATGCTTGTATACTTTTGTGTGCAAGTTCTAACAAACCTGCGGTTGCAAGTGATGCACCTTTTGCATCATACAAAAACAACGCTTCGCCGCTACCTTGCTTACTATTCTCAGGTTTTAGTCGCCACTCGCTGATAGCAGGAATGTAAAACTCTGGCTCTTCGGTAACATACCGTCTGCTCGACTCATTCCAAGCGGTCATTGGGTCTTGGTGAGAACTGCCGATGCAATATTTCCACCATTGACGAGCCACCATAAGCGGTGCGTACACTTCAAACTGCAACATGGCGTGTCTAAATGGCGATGTGTGACCTTCTCTTGCAAGAAATTTAATCAGTCTTTCGTCTTTGTCAGACAATTCTGACGATTCTTTGTCGTAACTAACACGAGCCGCATTTACAGGTGTTAGGTCTGAACCTAACACGTCAACCAAACGAACATAACCTTTATCTAGTACCTTTATCAAAACCTTCACCCTCAATTTTTTTAATAATATAGTCGTCCACAATTTCCATGAAAGTACGAATACCCTCTCTATCAACCGCCATACCTTTCTTAGCCATTTCAATAATAACAAACTCTAAAAACTCGTCGTTTTCAAGGTCTAACTCGATAGAAACATACTCAAAATCATCTTCGTCCTCATGTTTCATTGTGAACACCTTCCTTTCGGTATTTGTTAAAGAATACACCATGACGTATTGCATCCCTAACGTGTAGGTTTGTAGGTTTGTTCATACAGTAATGGTAAGAACCTTTTTTCTCAAAAAGACCTTCTTTAACCAATACGTTATCGTTTACCCTAACCTTGTCGCTTGGGTCTTGAAAAACAATTTTTATACGTCTTTTCCAACACATCATGCGCAGGTAGCCTATTAGTTGAGGTGTTTCCATCTGCGACCAAGTTTGTGCTTTTTGCTTACTTGCGAAAAGTTTATAACTTTCGCACACTACAATATTCGGTTGTTTAATGGCTATTAGTGCTTCATGTTCGTACCAATAACCTTCTTGTGTGGTAAAATCAGACGCACTAATCGTGCCAAATTCGGTGAGGTTTCCATCCTCAAATACCGCCCAGCCTGTTGTACCCTTACCTTCATTATAATTGCCAGATGGGTCAAATGACAAGACTTTCATATAATCACCTCATAAAAAAATTGGCGTACAATCAATAACGACTGTACGCCTAGGAGAGTGTCTATGGTATTATTATAATACCACACTTTATCGAATAGGGCAAGCCCCACCTTCGCAACTATCTGCGCCCTCTAACGTACTTTCACCTTCGTACTTGTATAACAGTGTGTGGTCAAAAGGTTTCATACCTTTAACCATTTCTTCATACCGTTCTTTGCTAATCGCTTCGTATGGTGCTAACTGATAAGTACCACCATCGTGTGATAAGAACGATACGCCTACAAAGTTATCCCAATTCTTATAAACAATACGCTCTGCTCTATCCCACTCGTCTGGTTTAACTGTAATAGTGTTAGAACTGTTATGTTCTGTGTAGTTGTCTTGAAAGCCAAAATAAGTTCTAAACTGCTCTGATACTGTAATGTCGTCTTTCGTAATTTTTGCTCCTGACGCAATCGGAAAATCAATAACAAGTGTTCGTGCATCTTCCATAGTTTGACCGACTTCTGCGTTAATGTTCCAACCTAGTTCTTTTACCACGTTTACAAGCGGGTCAGTGGCGTTAATGCGGATACGTCTAATATAGTAAGGACTGTGTGACAAATGTAAACCTGACGACACACCACCTGCTAATTGTGACAACGTTCCCTCAGGTTTAACAGTTGTTACAAGCAACGGTGCAGGTATACGAAGTTCTCGTGCATAGTCGTCTGCTGTTTTTCTTGCGAATTGCTTAAGGTCTCTTAAAATATAATGTTCTCTCGAATAAGGAATATCGCTTTTAGCAAGTGCATCTTTCCAACCTGTAAGCGAACACCCTAGTAAGCGGTCACGTTTCTGTACTTCCGACCAATGCGGTAACTCTAACTCTACCAACGTCATACGCAAACCTGCTCTTGCTGATAACTCCTGCGCTTTCCACAACTCAACTTCATCTAACTTACCGTCTTTTACAAAACCGTCCACGTTAACTGTTGTAAGATTACAAACACCATAACTATCAAGCAGAATTTCGGCGCATGGATTCAAACCTTCTGCGTTTGGTCTGCGTCTCGACGCTTCTTCTAGGTTGATAAAACCTGGCTCACCTTCGCCTTGCATGATGGTAAAGATTAGATTCAACATGCTTCGTGAAGGCTTCTCGGTAAACGCAATCGAATTGTTACTCATACGTCTGTGATTTAGATGGAAGCGACCACAACCGATTGAAGTAATCTCGTCAAACCAAGCAGGTTTTACGCCCATTTCATCAAGAATTTCACCGATTTGGTCATGACGCTCTAACGCTTCCTGTGTCCAAATTCCGTTGATACCGTATTTAGCAAGAATGGATTCCCAATCATCGGCATCACATAGAAAAATCTCTGCGGTTCTGCGTACACCGCCGACAACTACGTTGTTACCAATCAGATTACCCATATCTAAAATATGAATCGGTCTTACTTGACCGTCTACAATCGGTGCAAGTGTTGTGTCAATTTCATTCTTCAACACTTTGTCGAAACCTTCAAACATTTCTTTTAACGGCTCATGTCCTGACGCTGTACCGCCAAATGTTTTTAGTCGTTCGCCTCTTGGTCTAACTGAGTTGTACGAGATTTTAATTGTGTGTACGTCTCGGTGTATCGGTTCAGTAATAAGTTTGAAATACCATTTAAGAGCCGATACCCACCCTTCTTTGCTATCGCCCACAAGCATTTTAGCATAGCCGTTTTCAAGTATGTGTACATCTGTTAACTCCAACCTTTCGTTTGGCGGTAATGGTTTGTATTCTGAATGAATTAGCGTCACGTCTGTACGCACTTTCGGCAGGTTTTTAGCCATTTCTTTTGTACACTTGAACCCAACACCTGTGCCAACTAAGAGTAAGTAGAACAAGTCTGATAAATCGTCCCAACTTTTGATATTTAAGAACGAACAATTAAAATTACCTAATGGGTATTTTTCTGCCGCTTTTGAACCCCCTACCCACAATGTACGACCAGACAGGAACTGTTTCAGGTTAAACATACTGTCGAACAACGCTTCTGCCTCTAACTGCAAGGCTCTGCTGTCGTACCGCATACCAATTTTTTTATAATGTGTTTCTGCTAAGCCTACGTTGTACTCAACCGCTCTGCGACACGTTTCTTTCCATGTTTCTCTGCGGTTTTCTTCTTCTAACCACCGAGAGTATGTGCGGTAGAATACGAACGATGATAATTGATTCATGTGTTCAGGTGCATCAGGGTATTGCGAGATAAATTCGTTAGTTAGTAGTGTCATTTTTATCCTCCTTTTTCTTGTTAAAACACTCTTGAACAGTCAAGTGATACGCTACGCCTAGACGTATCACATAATGTTCGCCATCTTCAAACTCTTTACCGCATAAGGCACATTTCAATCAAAGACCTCCTTAAAGTGTGGTCTTGTTATTATACCAAACTTTTCTTATCACTCCAATAGGTTTCTGTAAACTCTACGTCACAAACGATAGGAATTTTTACGTCAGGCGTATCTTCCATAATTGCTCTGATTTTAGGTATTATCCAATCTTCGTCAGGCGGTACACTAAACTGCAATTCGTCATGTACGCATAATATTAACTTGCTCTTTAACTTGTTTGTAACTAAAAACTCGTCAATCTCAATCATTTTAGTTTTAAGCATATCGGCACAAGAGCCTTGTATTACATAGTTAGCCGCTTTGTAGAATCTCCACGAATCTGATAGGTAGTATCTTCGACCATACATGTTCTGTGCGTAGCCTTTATCGTGGAACGCACGTTCAACTGCTCGTTGATACTCGATAACTAATGGAAACGCATCGGTGTAACCTTTGTTAAGTGCCTTTGCTTGTTCAATATCAATGTCTAATACTTCTGACGCTTTCTTATCACCGCCACCGTAGTTACGCATGAAGTTAAACATCTTTCCGATATGTCGCCAACGCTTAAATTCCTTCGGGTCTAACTCTCGGTAATCAATTCCCATCGCTTCAAGTGCTTTAATTGTCGTTGCAGAGTGAACGTCTGTCGCTTCCCACTCTAAATGAGATTCTTCGGTGTACCACACACCATCTTTGTTGTAACATTTGAAAGGCATATACGCTCGGCATAGGTTCAAGTCACCGCCAAAATACATGGTGTAGTGTGCCTGTACTCGTAACTCAACCTGCGAATAGTCCAAGTAGTACACTCGACCTTTGAACGCTCTACGAGGGTTAAATATCTCGTTTCCTAACTCGTCTACAATCGCATCTTTTGGAAACTGTTGTGCATCACCTGAAAAGCGACCTGTAACAGGGTTATAGGCGTTCATCTGCGTATAGAAACGACCATCGTATTCTGAATCGTTCATAATCTTTTCAATGTAAGTGGACTGCCACTTTTCCAATCTGCGTAACGTCTTAATGATTTTTGCTAACTCGTCACCATTTGACGCTTGTTTTGATAAAAACTTTTTATCAGTTGTTTCAGGTCGCTCACCTGTTATGTCCGTATAGATGTCCTTAATAAGTGCGTGTTGACCGACTGCAAACTCACGACCTGCTAACTCATGCGACTTGATACGCAAATCTTCAATGTACTGTGACATATTGTAATGTGCTTCTTGCAGGTAACTTCTATCAACTTCCAAACCTACACGTTCCATTTTATAGACGACAGGAATCAATCTAAACTCACGTTGCGCTACGCTTTGTTGCTCTTTGTACAAAATAACAGGTGTTGCTTTTCTAACCAAAATATTGGTGAGAATTACGTCAACCGCTAGGTACGGTATCATAACTGTTAAAGGTATATCACGATACGTTGGTTTAGGGTACTCACGCTGAAAGTCGTTATACATTTCCATAACATGACAAGGTACATCTTCTGCACCGTCTAATGCTCGTTGCAATCTTGCAAGTGACCAACCGACGCTTTTTAACATAGCCATCAGTATTTTCTTATCCTGTGACTCCTTTGCTTTTAACCACGCCTTAACATCTTTCTCGTATTGGTCAGAGTTGGCGTCGATGTATTTCTTACCAATCTGTTTTAGTGCCAAACTGTCGCCACCGTCAGTTGCCGATATTGACTCAAACGTTAGGCGACACAACCCCATCGTATCGCCCCAATTTGTAATCTGTGTTGGTACATCATCACCACACACATTAGCCATCATGTGCATATCATACGTTGTATTGTGTGCATACACACGACTGACCTTCTTTGACCAATCTACTAACGCCGATAAAATGGTTGGTGGGAAAACAAACACTTTGCCATCCCACGCTACCGCACATAGAAACGGTCTGGACTTCTTAATGTGAAGTCCATCTGTTTCGGTGTCAAACGTAATGTACTGCGGTTTGTCACGTTCTAACGCATCGTCAATCGGTTTTCGTGACATGGTGTACATTACTTCGTAATCTTCATTCGCTATCGTTATTTTCATGCGACTTGCTCCTCTGTTTTAAGAGTTTTTGTGTCTGTAAAACAGTAATTAAATTCAAAATCACAATCGCCAACGTGCCAAAGTTTGCAATCATGTTGATTATCTTAAAAGTCACACACCCACACTTCCTTCCTGTGATAATGGTATCATCTTTGTCTTTGAGTAATTTGCTCGATATGCGTCAACTGCCAATCTAAATCTGCGTGTAGCAAGTAAGCCTTGTGCCGAAACCGTAACTAAAAAGTTAGATGAAAGTTTATTTATGAGTTCTGAATACTGACTTCGTTCAAGACCCGACACTGCTTGTAGATTACCCATTGGAACAGGCGACACACTGTTTAGCAAAGTTTTTACTACCATTGCATTACTCTTACAAATTGATGCTACAATCTGATTTACCGCTTCGTTCGTTTCGTTGTAACTTCTTCGTTCGGTAACGTACTCGCCCAAGCGAAACACATTGTTGTCATATATAGACCTAAGAAAGTTACAAGCCCAATCCACGGAATCTTTTGTGACAAGAATGCACTGCCCAGAACTATCGCTACTAAAACAACAAGCCGCACAAGCGGTGGCAATCCTTGCCAACTTTTTCCAACACTCCGCACCAAAGAACTTAACATCTGTATCATACCTTTCGTTTAATTCGTTCGCTACTTGAACGATATATTCTTCTACGCCTTTATCAAATATAACTTGGTCACTTGTTCTCGACCACACCCACTTGATTAGGTTGGCGTAAACCTCAGGCTCGTATGCTTCCGTTGTTGGTACATCTAATGGTGATGAGTCTTGGTCTTTGACAACAAGCATACAAGCGTCAAAACGTGCTATATCTTCATCACTACCGATTAGGTCTAACATGACGTGTACGCCTGTCGGGTAATCTTTGATGTTGACTGACTGACCGTTTGCATTTACTCGTGGGTTACTACACCATAACAATCGTGTTTCGGCAGGTGCTTTACCCTTCGCTATCTTATGCACCGTTGCCATGCGCTCTGAACGCATAGCGGTCAGACTTGCCATAACTTCCCTAGACATACCTGACAATTCATCCATAACAACCAAACCTTTATGATTGCGAGGAACAGTTCCCCAATTGATTTTGAAACCGCCTGTTGTCAGTTTGTCTGCACCACCCAATATCCCTGCGGTGGTAGCACCTTTGAGTGCCATAAAGTTGCCGATACCAACGTATCGTTGAAACAAAAGTGCGGTTTCAGTTTTACCTGTTCTCGATTCACCGACAATTAGTATTTCAGGATAGCCTTTCATTTCTCGTCCGTGAAACTTGAATCGCAACGGTGAGTGGTACAGTAAATCAACTGCGTTGGCAATCATAGGGTTGGGCTTAAACACCTTCGTAAAGTTGTGATGTTGCTCGGCTCTACGAGCCATTACTTCAAAAGGATTGCCTTGAAATACTTTCAACTGCTCGGCAATTTCGTCCGTCATTTCAAACGCATTGATTGCGTTGTCCGACTCCTCTACTCGGTCTATAATCATAAACACACGTTGACCGTCGAGCGGGTGAGCGTATGGTTTGAAGAACGCTCTGTATCGCTCACCGTCTTGCAAGTTTAGTCCCAACGTGAACGCATACTGTTCAACCGCTCGATATTCTTCTGCTTCCTCACTTGGCACATCTGGTGTAAGTACAACTTTGTACACAGGTTTTCGAGCCTTGACCGATTTTCTGATGGAGGGACATTTTTGAGGGACGCCAATAAATTTGTTAATCGCTTTATCTTGTTGTTGCTCATTTACATCCACCAACTCCATTAAGTCTTTCAGATTTTCTTCAAGTGTCCACCAACCTTTTTTATGTTGAAAAGGACAAGTGTGGCACGGTGATTTTTCTGATGTTAGATTAGGTTTATCACACTCCCACTCGATTGCGGTAGGTGTTTGCATAGGTGAATCGTACTTACCTGAAAGCAATACTCGTGCCGACACTCGCTTTCCTGCATACTTACCTTCCGCTACATCCCAAAGGTTAATAACAGGATAGTGTATATCTTTATCTTCTTTGAACAACTCTTCGGTATACACATTTGCTTCTTCAACTTTTTGGTGTAAATCTTTCCCGCTACAACCTTCTTTGAGAATAAAGTCGGTTAAGTCTTTGCTATCTTTCGTACCTTCTAAACCTAAATCAACTAAACGAACATCTGCACCTGCTTCACTTAAAATGAAGGCGACTGACCTTGCACCTTTACGCCCTGCTTCATCACAATCGTAACAAATGCTAACTTTTCTATCACGAAACAAGTTAGCAAACAGGTTAGGAAAGTTACCTTCACCTGCGGTTACTGTAACGGCGTTGAAACCTAACTGACGTGCTAATAGTGCGTCATTTTCACCTGCACAAAGTAGTGTGTCACGTTTATCGTTAACCCAATCGTCAAACGGAAAGAGTAAAGGTGATGCACCTTTGCGTGACCTTATCTTAGGTTCGCCTTCTTGTCTGTTGTAATTGTATGTACGAACGTCACACAACTGACCGTACACAAACACAGGGTACATAACACCATCACCTGCATATCCTAGACGATATTTTTTTATCGTCTCGTCAGACAAGCCTCTTTGATTTGTCAAAAAGTCTAACGCTTCCTGATTGGAGTAAAGTGCTTCTGTTGCATAATTCCACTGTTCTAACTCTACGTCAACAGAGTCTTGCAAAACGCTAGTTAACTTAATAGCCTGTTCATAACTAACACCGTAGTAGTTTGCAACAAAACCAACCTCTGATAGACCACCTTTGTCGAATCTACCTTCTGCTTGGCAAGTTTTACAATGGAATAATCGCTTATCTACGTTGATATGAGCCGAAGGGTTCTGTTCATAACCTTTGTCGTGTGGGAAAGGGCAACAAACAGTTGCTTCCCCATTAGGTTTGACAGTTAAATTTGGGAAGATTTTTTCAAACACAAACTTACCCCCTTCTGTTAGGAAAACAAAGCAGGTACAAACGTACCTGCTCTGTTTAGTTACTAATTATTACGGTATTAGAACGGTGATGTAGTGTTAGCGGAAGGTGTTGCAAATGGGTCTGATGGTGTGGATGATGTTGCGGTAGGTACTTTCGTTACATCATAGAATTTGATACGTTCACGAGTCTTAGTCTCACCGTTGTAAGTTTCCTGTTCGTGTTTGATTGTAATGGTAACAGGCTTATATTGAAGGACGCTCGCAAATTCTTGAATGGTATTAACGTTTGTTCCGTTAGGAATCTGTACTGCTTTGGCTATTTGTTGTAGTTTCCACTTAGTTTTCTCGGTGTACACAAGGTAGTCCCAAACCTTACGCTTACCAAAATCTTGCTTCACATCATCACGAATCACAAGCGTTAACTTAATCATATCATTGCCTGACGACGATTTTGCAACTTCGACTTCCTTAATAATTGCTTGGTACTCACCTTCTGCAATCGGTGAAAACTCTTTCTTTTCGTTGTTGTTACCTTCATTGTGGTTTACTGTTAAAAACATAAATTTTACCCCTCTTCAAATAGTGTATTTTAATGATAATATCAAACTCTTGTGGTGTCAAGTATGTTGATAAGTTGATTTATTGCTTGTTTGCTAACACTATACTTTTCACCTATTTCATGCAAAGTCAAACCCTCTTTTCTTAGTTGTTCCAATCTTTCCAAAGCAAGTTCGTCACGCAAATTAAGTGTTTTTCTTTTTTGCGATTGTTCTTTAATTTTCTTAACATACTTAAACTCTTGTTTAGCACCGATTGTTTCGTAAAATTCTGGCATGTTGCCGAAGTAGTATTGAATTTTGTTTCGGTAGTAAGGGTTCTGAGAAAAGAACCCTTTCATATCAATCGTATTGTTGCTTTTATCAATAAACAAACTTGCTTTGTTTATAATATCTTGTTTAACTAACTCTTTTCTGTATTTTGCGCTAAGAAAGTCCATAAGATTACCCCCTACTATATCCTAATTTATTGAAAATCTCTGACCACACAGGGTTGTAAATTACAGGCGACAACGGTTCACGGTGTTTGGACTGACGGACACCTGCTTGGTAGATACCATGATTTTGAGTAAGAACACCACGCTTTATAGTATCTTCTTCAAGTTTGTTGAACATATAGAAGATACCATCAACGTGCGCCATTACAATATCTGCGGTGTCCTTACCTTGCAACTGAATCTTTGTGGAGATTGCCTGTTCTGTCAACTCGTCTTTAACCACACCTTCGTGTGCTATCCACATAACATGGAAAGACCTGTCGCCACGCTTGGTGATTGAGTGCCACACTTTTACTACCTTCAACAAAGTGTCACGAAGGTCGCCCCAATCTGCCATCGCACCGAACTTACCCTGAATCTCACGCTTACGGTTAGGTGCATAAACTTCTGCAACATATTCTTTCACAATTTCCTGCAAACGTGAAATACTATCAATTACGATTAAGTCATATTTCAAATCACCCGCTTTCTCAATGTAACCACGTTGTACCATTTCCGTGAACTCACGAAATTGGTCAAAGTTTTCAATCGCCACTCGGTCAACATTTTTTGCGTCAGACAACACTGCTGTTCCGCCTTCAAGGTCGGCAATTAAGACTCTAAAATTCGGGTCGTCTGCGGTGCTCGTCTTGCCTGTTTTTGGTTTGCCATAGAGAAGTCCATGAAAACCTTCACGGACTTCGGCAGGTCTTGTAATTTTTAACATTACACACTCACCTCATCAATAGTTTTTTCTGCTACTTCATAATAGTTAATCTCTCTAATACAATTTGAGATAGCATCTTGAAACAGTCCAATTTGTTTATCAGACTGTTCATCCTGCAACTCTAACAAATAATTTCTCATATCTTCTGCTAATTGTTGCACATCAGTAATTTCGTTTTCTTCCACATAATCATACCAATAGTCGCCAAACCACAGATTAAACAACCACGTTTCCCAATTTGTCCAACCGTTATATTTGTTATCCATACACATCACACCTCCTTCGTAAATAACTGTTCTGTTAGATAATCAACATTAGAACCGTCCATACTTGACTGACATATGCTTTGATACTGACAGTCCCACGAACAGTCTTTTGTAATGTTACGGTAGATACGAGCACCTTCCATATCCTGCGACACTGCAAGTAACTCCTGAATAGAGTTGTCAACCTCTTCCTGACTACGGTGTACAAACACACGTCTGAAATATCTATCGGGAGTTAATTTGAAGTGTTCCAAAATCTCACGGTAGTCGTTAGGGTCAAGTCCATTCTGTTGAATGGCTTGTAGGTATAACTCATGAGTTGTTTTTTGCGATTTGTTCTGAGACAAACTGCCATTCTTCAAAACTGACGGTTGTGTAGGGTAGTCTTTCAAAATGATATTGTACACGAAGCCATGTACGTCATACCCTAGTTGTTGTAACGCCCACCAATAGCGTGAAATCTGTCTGTCCATATCTGCACGTTTCTCGTAACTTTCAATACTGTTCGTTGTCTTATGGTCGTAGAACCAAATCTGACCGTACTTGTCTTTGACAACTAAATCAATCGTGCCTGTGTACGTCAGGTCGTCAGTCAAAGGAATTGCAAATTGCAACTCCGTTGCTACAACTTCAAACTTGTTGTCGGTTACTGCCCACGTCTTAAAGTAGTTTTCTGCTACATTATAGGCTAAGTCCCACAACTCATCGACTTGAAACTGCTCCATACCTGACGTGTCTGTTTCGTCAAACAGTTTCTTCATAGCGGTTAACGCTTGTGCCTGACTGAAATTCGTGTACCACTCTTCCAAATACTTGTGAAACAACGTTCCGAAAAACAGTTTGTCGTTAGGAGTCTTTGCTCGTAACTTTTGTTGCCACGCATAGTCCCACTTTGTGCGACACCGTAGGAAGTCGGTGACTTCCGTGCCTCTAACTTTTTTCATAAACACCACTCCTGTTAATTGAGATGTAATATAATTATACCAAATTCTATACAGTTGTCAAGTCGATAATAACAATTTCTTAATTGCACTTAGTCCGCCTTCATTGATTAAGTCGGTAATTGACTTCTTTTCTTCGAGAAGCGTGTTAATTCGCTCATCGACGGTCTCTTTGCATACAAACGATACAATGTGGTGTTTGTGTACATTGTGTTCCGTGGTGGGCGTGATTCTATCTTCTGCTTGTTCGTTGTCGGCAGGATTCCATGCCTTGTCTGTAAAGATGATTGTCTCTGCCTTATCAAGCGTGAAGCCTGTGCCAGAAGATATAATGTTGCATAAGAGTACATCTATTTCCCCCCTTTGAAATTTTTCGGCTATCTCTTGTTTCTTCCTACTATCTATTATACCTGTAATTTTCGCAACTCTTAAATCTTTTGCAAAAATATTTTCTAACTTGTCCAAATAACTCGAAAACATGGACATAATAACAACAGGTTCGTTTAACTCGTACACATACTCTACAAGTGCATCAGTCTTACCGCTAGGACAATCGAAGTCCACAAGCGAAGGGTCTAAACACAACTGACGTAAACGTGTAAGTTGTGCAAGTACAGACGGTGCGTCTAACTCCGTACTATCGTCTGATGTAGAAAAGTATTGTAGCATTTCAGTATAAAGTTTTTTCTGTTGGTCAGACATTTTACAATAAAATGTAGTGTACTGCTTATCTGGTAGCCATTGCATAATGTCACGTCGTTTTCGATTAACCGACATGATACCTACCATTGACTGCAACTCTTCCATTCTGTTTTTTCTAGCACTGCCTATCTCTGAATGACCCATGTAGTTTACACCTAACTCAAAGTAACGTTCTGCAAACTGCCAATAACTAGGGAATTTTGTTGGGTAGAGAAAATGTAGAATACCAAAAATATCTGCCGCATGTTTAACCGTAGGCGTACCTGTTAGAGCATATCTACGGTCTGCTTTTATTCTGAATACTGCTTTTGATTGTGCGGTCTTATAGTTGCGAAGAAAATGCGCCTCGTCAACAATTGCTACATCAAACTTATGTTGCAAGTCGTTAATATCTAGTTTTAGTGTGTCCTTAGACACAATGAGAACACTAAGAGGCACGTTGTTGTGTAGGTTGTACAGACTTCTACGTTTTGCTTTGTTACCTGAGGCAACAGTTACTCTCGCCTTTGGATACCACTTCTCAAACTCACGTTGCCAATTGTAGACAAGTGAGGCAGGTGTGACGATGATTGTACGGTGTGGTTTTAAGTGTCTGACTAGGTTAATCATAGTCGGAGTCTTACCTGTTCGTGGCTCATTGAACACACCTGCGCAAGGTATCTCTTTTAGGTAGTCAATGTCTGCGTTCTGATACTCACGCAAACTATCATGGTACTTTGGCGGTAGAGGTAGTTTTCTTAGTCCTACAAGTCTATCTAATTCTTGTCGCATAAGCGAACCGACTTCCCACACTTTTTGAGATTGTCTGAACTCTTTGAAGGCGTTCCATAACTCACGAAGCGACCATATGTTCAAAGGTATACGATAACCTTTTGTCTTTGAGTAAGTCGCTTGCAATTGATTTTCAAGGTAGTGCTTCTCAGAGGAAGAAACGTCTTTCACATACACAAAATCGTTGTCGAAAGTTATCTGCATAATCACACACCGTCTAACGTAAGTAGGTTGTGTGCAATTTTTTTAATCTCTTCAAAGTCCTTCTTTTCATCACATAGTTGCATTATTTTTCGGAGACCTTGAAGCGTTAGAAGATTGAAAAACTGTTCACGCTCATAGTCGTAAACTATTTCACTTCTGACCAACTCTTTTTCTTCACCTACTGCCGCATCGAGTCTACTCAAAGACTCCTTGAAAATTTCCATAGTTATCTGCATACCTTTATCCATACACAACACTCCCTTAGTTTTTATAACCTGCATTGCAGGAAAGACACACTTTGTACTCACCAACTTGCCTCAGGTCGTACCTGTTACAAGCAGGGCAATACTCTTCATCACTCGTGCCACAATCAAAGAACCCTACATCGTCATAAAACTTGCCTACATGTAGGTCGCCAAACTTTTGTTGTTGATACCTCAGGGCAGGATAATACGGTAATTTCCTAACCTGCTCGTCGCCTAACCCACGATACGTTGCAATCTGATTGACTTCGATATGTCGTTGCAACGTCTCAATGTCCATAACCTTTGCGTGTCTGAACAACTTCCTGACAACCTGCTCGACGGTATTGGAGTCAACAATTGCATCATGTTGTAGTCCGTAGTGTCTACGCCAATCATAGTATTTCATACCACCGTCGATATAATTCTTTCGTGGCGAAAGGATGGATAGCGGATGTACTTCGACACGAAGGGCATCGAAGGTAATCGGATTAAGTTTTTTGGTATCAAGTGCTCCACGGAGTATACCTTTAACAAGGTCGGGGAAAGATAAATCATGGTGCAACTGTTGTGGCAGGTCTGCCCACGTTATACCTTTGGAATCGTCGAACGATTCCTCAATCAGACTTACAAATGTGGCAATAACTTGCTTCGCTAAGTCAGGGTTAGACTGCAAAGCCTTCGTTAGATTAGGCTTGTCGTCAAGTTTGATTGTAAAACTACTCATGTACTAACCCCCTTAAAATATCAAGTCGTTATCGTCAATCTTAATCGGTGCAACTGTTGGCTTAGGCTTCTCAACAATCGTTGGTGTGTCATATCTTTCCATCATACTCTGTATGAAACTCCGTACTAATTCACTAATGTTCTGACCACTAAGGTCGGACTGCCTGACGAGAAACTCCGCCATATCAACACTTGTTATACGAACAGTCAGAGGGTTGTTCAGTAGTCGTCCGACTCTATCGGACAACTCAGACACAACACTTGTAGCATACAGACTTTTTGCTTCGTCGTAACTGAGAAGGTTGGTCTGTTTCTGACTCTTAATCAAATTCATAGGGCTATTAGGGTGGTCGTCAGAACACACATAGGGGTTCTCACAATACGGTGCAAAATTTACAGGGTGGTAGCGTAGACTTTTGTGCCTACGCTTAACGCCACATGCTACACATTGTACGCCTAATGTATCCATATTAGTCACCTTCTACAATGTCAGTCGGAAAATCTTCGTTAGCCATATCAACTGAGAACACTTTGCCATCAGGCGTGGTGAATAGGTTGTCGCCAATTTCCTGCACTCGACTTACAATGTATAGTTTACCTTCGTTTTGGTCATAATACACATCACCGACAACCTTCTTTGCCTTAGTGATTTCCAGAAACTCTTCTAAACTGTTGTCCATAACACCTTCGCCTACACAATCGAACACTACTGCCTTAGTCAAATTGAACACTTCCATAATCTCTACCTCTTCCATAATTTTGTCAACATAGTTTAACACTTCTTCAACTGTTGCATTGCGATAAAAACCTTCATAGTTGTCGCCATCGACAACTTTCTCAATAAACTGACGGTACTCTTCGATACTCATTAAGCATTACCCCCATTTTTTATAAACTCGACTACATTAGTAGTCGGAATACTTACACGAACGTCGTGACTGTACAACTCCTCAGGACGGTCACAATCAGGGTACGGAATCATAGCCAATTTGAACCCACTATCTTCATACACACACACAACCGCATCCGTACCCTCAAAACTGATAGTCAAAACACCATTCACATCTTTCACCAACATTGTACCTGCTTTTGTCTCAATTTTCATCATGAAAACACTCCCTTTATAATTTTTTTCATCAGTCCAACACTTTGTGTAAGGGACTGACGTATTGTTGCTTTTTTGGCGAACGATATGCCTCCGCATAATTCTGACGTAGGCAATCGTATAACCTTGCTGGTATTTCTTCATTGTACACAAAGTCGTCGATTTGATAAGGGGTGTAGTACTCGAACAGTAAGTCAACTTCCGCATCAGTTAAACCTTGTGCAACTAAGTCCCAACGAATAGAGTCCTCAAATTGCCAATAACTACCGTAACCATGGTAACGGTAAGCATTATCATAGTCGTCGATTCGAGACACACTTGAAGTGGTCTTAGAACCGTTGGCAATAGCGTACTTAGGGTTGTAGGCGTTATAGTGACGCTCGTTGACGGTGAATGGATAGAACGACAACTCACCATCAGTGTCAATGTTCATAATCACACCCTTAGGCACTTCGACAATTTCAAACTTTTGCGTCAGACCTGCTTTTTTGAGACCGTCCTTAACAATAGTCTCAGTCGAACCGTATACATACAAGTCCAACTTCTTAAAATATACCATGTAAATCGGACTATCGTTACGCACTAGCCAAAATTGATTGTTGCTATCAAGGATAGAGAAGGCAAACATACCCGACACTAACTCTGACATTTTGTTGATAGCGTCAAGTGTTAATGTTTTGTCGCCTTCTGAATACTTCTCGATTAACTGTACCGCAACATACGAGTCGGTCTCAATATCGGTCTTAGGTAAGACCTCAGAATACTGCAACTCATAGTCGTTGTCAAGCACTCCGTTATGTGCTAGGGCAAAACTTGTTTCACCCGCAACACCGTTGAAAGGGTGGTTGTTCTGATTCTTAAACTGAGTCCCTTGCGTGGTGTGTCTCGTATGACCGATAACCGCACTCACATTCTTAGGCAA